TATATTGCGTACCCATCAGAAGCAGTGCTTTCCATCCATGCTGCCCATTGAGGCGCTAGATCTGGGAATATGTTTACGGGATTATTACCAAAGATAATTTGAAATCCACCAATATTCCATACATTACCAATAGGAAGAATTGTTGTCTCACCAACAATAGCAGCTTGCGTTTGTTCTACAAAATCCGATGTAGGTAAAATAGGATNTTCTATCGTAATTTGTTGTTGNTNGTATCCATTTAGATGTGAAGTAAAATCTGCCCAGTAACCTTCTGTAAAACCTTGTGTGTTTTGTTCAATAATACCGTAAGCCTTACGGTTACCGTCTTCATCTTGTAATTCACCTACAGTATTTGCGACATATCCAAAGCCGGAGTTAATAATCTCGACTTTACTAATTTGTCCAATAGCAAACTCTGTTTCAGTTTCTACGATTGCGTTATCACCATAGTCTTTGCTTTCATAATCTGTTTGAACTGCATCAACACTGAAACGATCTCCGTTTGCTTTTTGAACATCATTAACACCATCAAACCCGTAATAAGCAAATGGTGTAATACTAATTGTTCCCTTCGTAGTATCAATTGCATTTACTTCAGCACTCTTTCCAGTAGAGTTTTCCGTAATCAATTCACCAATACTAAATACACCTGCATCAGCCGGTGTTTCAAACCGTATTATTTGTCCTTTACGTCCAAGATTCTTAATCACCTGATCTTGAGCCCGAGCAAAAACCTGTGTAGTATAATTCTCACCTGAAGCAATATTACGGAATAGTTCGATACGACCAATTGTAATTGGTGTTAAGTCAAATGCATCTTCAAGCGGAGTAGTAATCGTTACCGGACTTGCAGTACCTGACATTGGAGTAACTGCCCCATAATCAGCAGCATCGAGAGTTGTTGTAAGATAAGGCTGGATTGGATCGGTAATAACTGATATTGAAACTGTGTTTTTAATGTCAGCAATAACACTCGTACCTAAACCGTCGTCAGCATATTGTGTTCCTGGCGAGCTGACATTGTAAGGTGTAACTAAGTCAATATCAATTGGATTGCTTGGGTCCCTGTCTATTGCAAATATGTTTCGAGTATTTTCGAATGCAATAGGGAAACCACCGCGAATAGTTACGATGTTCGTTACATATATTCCTACNGCGTTTTCTGTTTGACCTAATACTATACCTTCGTTGTTCTGAGTATCTCTTACTCGTTCGTATAATACAAATTCTAAGCCGGGATTATCGAGAATAAATGTTTGTTGTGAAACTAAAAGTTTCGTATTTTCAACACTGTATCCATAACCGCCATAAATGAGTTCGTAACTAATCTCTCCTGAAGTACTATCTGAAAGACCTTTAACAACTGCTTTACCNCCGCGACCTTGATCTGATACAACATTTAAAATATCACCAACGCGATTGTTTGTTGCCCGATCTTTATTAGTGTCAACTTCAAAAGCATTTAATGATCCATTGACTCGACCAAAGTCAACAAGCTCGCCATCGATACTTGAAAGAACGTCATCATCCTTTTGGAAGTTACCTTGAACTGCATCAATGTAAATAATAGGAGTGCGCGTACCTTCGATTAAAATAAAGTTAATGCGGCTTACAGCTGCCTTAGCACCGGAAACTGATCCTTGAATATTTTTTGAAATTAAATCTGCGTAGGTATATTTTTTACCGAGCGACGATACAAAGGAATTATTATTAGAATATAGCTGAAGATAAACACCACGCTTCCATTTTGAATTCGATATCTTTAACATCTTTTCTGCAGGATACGTAATATCAATCTCGTACTCATTATAGAATATCGAGAAGAACGTTTCAATACCTGCNGGTGTACCTTTTCGACGATAAAGATCTAAAATATTTTTTACTAGAAATGGTACACTGTTTTCTTTGNACGGTAAATCGGCTAGGAACTTTTTGTGGAAAAATACGAGTAATTCTTTAACAGTAGAGTCTACATCTTTATAATCAAACAACCTTCGATTAACGTGGTGACTTTGATTTGTAGNTTCCTCTAGAAACTTATAATAATATCTAGTCAGCGCAACGAGTTCTGGACCATCTTGTTTATAGATATCCGGAAATTGTTGATCGATGAAAAACGATATATTCTTTTCTATTTCCATTAGGAATTATCTCTCTTAATAACCGCCGCCACTGGAAGATGAACTTCCGCTGGATGATCCTGTTGTTTGCAGAGTTCCAATAGTCGAACTTGAAGAAGTTCCAGTCGCCATGGCTGATTCTTCCAATACCGAAACAAATATATCTTCATCTCTTAACAGGAATACTCGACCCTGAGGAGATTTAACATCACTACTCTTAATGTTTGCTTTAATCTTAATTGCACTACCAGTATATTCTTCAACAATAAAGTTTGACAATACAACGTTACCTGTGTCATAATTGACCTTGCCTGCTGTTGGGTTTACAACCTGTGGATCAGTCGCGTCATCAGTGACTGTCATAATATTACCCATACCATCGTCCTGCAAATAAACACATACACCATTTACATCAAATGGAGTACTTGTAACCGCGGGCTTATAACCACTAAATCCGTTAGCAGCTCTAAAAGGATATGGCCTAACCAGCTGAGCTTCAAAGTTAAATGAAGGAGCGGTTCGTACATTTAGAATAGGAGCATACTCAATGTAAGGTGTGACTATAATTGATGTACTTTGAATAGCAGTATCGATACTATCAATCTGACTTGCTAATCTACTCTTACGTAAAGAAGTATTAAAGTTCTCAAGATTATTATCTGAATAAGCTTGTACTATTTGACGTATAGATGATTCAAGTTGCGAAGCATTCTTTTCTGTTTCTTTTAATGTGAATATAGTATCAACGCTAAGCTCAGCGTAAATAAACTTAGTTTGTACAAATACAGGCTCAATACCTAGAGGACTCTTTTCTGATAGGTAAGCAATAAATGCATTACTCAATGTTGAGCTAATTAACTGAGTAGTACTATCTAAGTAAACTGAAATAGCAACCTTACCAAACTGAGGTGGATCGAGATCTTCACCACCATAAGCTGCAACTGCTTTAATTTCTGGAAATTTTTGCTGCAATAAGATTTCGTAATCTTTAGTTGTGCAAGCTCGTTCTTGAATTTGCAATGCCTTAGGTGCGAAGTAACGAATGCTCTCAATACTTTCTCGTTCTTCACCACCGGCTGCGGCCGTAGTTGTTTGACATTCGATAGTAGCGTTTTCTAAAAATCCGGCTGAGAATTGACTAGCACCATTTGATTCATTGCCTGAACAAATACGATACCTTACACGGACATCTTCGAATTCTTGAGGTTGTAAACCAAACTCGTTCTTACCAAAGTAAATCGAATAACGATCATCGTAATAAGGTTCTATATAGAATACTCGATCCGTGGGTTTTACACCATAAATCGTAGTTGCTCGTGTAAAGACGTTTTGATCTTCAGTTGCTTCAGCATCAACGAATACTACAATACTGTTTGTATCAACTTCGTTGTTTGAAAGATAGACTCGTAATACTCCATCAGCATCAATAATAAATCCTTCTCGCTGGAAGCTCGTTAACATCTGACCTTCGAAAATATCTACATTTTCTGCGATGAAAGTTACTTCACGTGTAATTGGATCNATATTTTTACGAGCAACATATGTTTGTTCAGTGACAAAATTAAATGTTTCACCCTGGTAGCTTGAACTAAAGCTGCTATAGGTTGGAATCGTAATGGTTGAGTTTTCTTCATCAGGCGCTGTAATTACAAGCCTTATCGTTGCTTTAGCTGACCTGCGAGATCTTGGAATATAATTTAATTCTTTAGCATGGGAAACAACGGAGTTCTTAATGACGGCCGAGTCAAGAAACATTTCGTTGATTGCCATATTGGTATAGAAGTTATTTTGGAACGTGTTAAAAGCGAGTACATCGAGCAAAGCAGCCATGTTACTACCTTCAAAGTTGTAATCTTTGAATTGTGCCTGTTGCGCTAAATACGTTTTTAACTGACTTTTAATACCTTCAAAGTCAAGTTCCGTAATTGGAGTTTTTGGATTGGCCATCTTTATCTTATCCTTTCTAGTATGACGTCTAGTTGTATTGGCGCGCTAGTATTTTTAATGTAGAATGTTACTCTTACACTTACTGTATTATCATCAATAATAGATGAAACCAAAACATCAATGAGTTCAGCTCTAGGTTCGTAATTCTTTATTGTGTTTTTTACTTTTTCTTCTATTAACTTGAGAGTACCNGGTGTCACATTTTCAAATAATAAAGCTCGTATGCCACCACCTAAAAAAGGCTGCATAGGACGTTCACCAGGATCAGTTAATAGCAAATTACGAATCGCTTCTTTAACAGCAGCTTCGTCTTTGTTTACAGTCAGGTCTTGAGAGACAGGAGAAATCTGCAGGTCTTTTTTAAAGTCCGCATATAGTGTCGGTCTTTTACTGACTGGCGTTTTAACTACTACTGTCATCTTGGTACGTTCCTGATGTCTAGATGAATCTCATCGTCTTTGATGACGATATATTTAAATCCAGCTTTAAATGCTTGTTCTTGAAAGTCTTCTATACTTTCGATTGAAGTAACAACATCCAAGTCTTCGCTCGGAATATCAAAACTAAAATCGTTCTTTATATCTATAACAAGCCCACTTAAGTGACTATTTTCTGGATCCCCACCCACTTTCTCATTATATTCCGTACTGTACCACCCTCTGGTAATAGTAATATCTTTACCAAGTACTTTTCTCAATCTCATTAGATATACTTTAACATCTAAATCAATTCGTGTATAACCTGTAATTCCAAGATCTTCTACCCAGTCACCTGAAACTTTAATCCCTTTATGACCAGACTTAAATACTTTACCACATACAGGAAGTTCTTGATATTCCTTTGCGGTAATCGGCTTTACTGCTATGGGCTTTTCGCCAGTAGAGGTAACGACCTCTCCGTTGTTATCACCATCCCACATAGCTCTTAATCTATTTATGGCTTCTTCACGACGTTCAGGAGAATATCTTATTGCTCCATTACGAATTGCAGTCGATGTATTAATGTTTGAGATTGCTTCCATCCGGCGAACAATACGTTGAAACCTTAATCCATAATCATCGAGTGGATTCATAATATCTTTAAGTAATGCTTCGACATTAGCTGCAAGGGCACAAAACCTAAAGACAAGATAACGAATTTGTTCTAATCCTGGGCTTTCTAATAGACTTACCGCATAGTCAACGAATCCTTTGAGCTTATCTTTAATACTCTTTTTATTCTCATCAGTCAATACAGTACATAATTGTTCTTTAGCAGTCATAATTGCTTTAACACTCGCCAAAGATCCTTCGGTAAACTCACCGATAATATTCTCAACATTAAAGTTAGCAATCGCATCTTCAACTTCTTGGAATACTTTCTCAGCGATATCTTCCATCTTTTGTTTAATTTGATTAATTAAAAACGTAATAAGACCTTGCTGAGCAATTTCAGGAGGATATCCTTCAAACTCATTAATTTTCTGAATGAAAGCTAATGCATCGGTAATGATGCCATCAATTACTCCTATTAGATCATAGAACGCATCGATCTTTTGAAATATATTTGTCATAGTACTACAAAATCCACCGAGTAAACTATCACTAAACGAAGAAGTATAATAATTATTCAGCTCTCGTAATAGTTTAGTAAAATCAGTTTGATTTGCAATACCCTGTGGTGTATAATTAAATGCTTCCATAAAGTCCGCTACTTCGATAGCAGTCATATTTCCAGAAGCCCAGCGAGTTTGTATTTCAGGATAGTCGTTTAAATTGTTCGCCATTAATTCTTTAAACAATCCATTCAAATACGAAACCGTATTATTAAGTCCATCACCAAACGCGTTTGTCATTCGAGTTAAAGCGTTGTTGTTAGCATTTTCTGCAATGTTCTTCGAAAGCTCTTCGGTAAAAACCGCAATTTGAGCTGTCGTATACTCACCATTAAAGTTAACGGAAGGACCTGTACTCAGTGATAAAGTATTTTGAGTAATTTGATCTCTTAAGTCAATACAATTAGCCACTGCTTAATCCTCCAGATTCGTATTAAAGGTGCCGGGTACATGTCCTTTTCGATTTACAAATGGATCTTTTTGAATTGACATATTTTTCGCTGGTGGCTCGGGAGCCTTGATCATTTCCATACCGTATCCGGATCCTAATAGCGGAGGAATGATTCCTCCAAAGAACGCTGTGAAGGGAGAGGTGAGAACTTGAGCTAGGAATAGGTCTCCATTACCTCTCGGATACGCCATCCCAGAAGCCATCGGAAACAACGGTGGGGCTGGATTACTAATGGCCGGTACGTTTAATATTGGCACAGTTGGTATGCTTACATTGGGTATAGTCGATGGCGTAACACGACCAGGACCGGGGGAACAAGGACTACCTGGTGATGAACTAATAGGCAATGGAGCACCTAATGTCGCAAAGTCTCCTCGAGTTCCTCCTACCTTTGTTGCNTGAACCGCAGTAGCATTTACAAGCTTTGTATTGACAGAAACGGTTGCTGTTAAAATACCAGTGCTCATACCAGTTGCATTCCATAGACCGGTAAAGCTTCCNTTAGCAGCAACCATGTTTACAGTAGGTGCTATAACACTTAAACCAGCAGAAGTAGGAACACCAATAGTACCAGATGCAAGAGATGTCGGTGTATCTTTCGGTGATGGAGGAACTAATCCAGTGAAAGTCATTAAGCCATTTGAAGCCTGAAGATGAAAATCCATTGGAGAAGTAAGCTTAATACCTTTCGAAGCATAGACATTAAAGTCTTGCAACGCGTTATTTTTAATATGATTCGAAACATTATTAATCTGTTGTTCTGCTTCGATCTTAATTTGTTTTTTACCAAACAATGTAAGGGTATCAGTGTTTGCTTCGACTTTAACAGTTGAACCTCGTATGTTAACACCATCACCAGTATTTAAGAATAAGTT